CTCTTGTATAAACTTGAAATCCATAATGACAGGGTGGAAGAACCATTTGGTCTAATTCAGATGGGTTCCACGCTGACAAGAGTAGCCTGCGACTATCAGGATTTTCTTTGAGTTGTTTAATCAAATCCGATATTTGGTCTATGTTGTCGTTCCAACTTCTCCATTGCTTTCCATACACAGGCCCAAGGTCACCCCATTTCTTAGCAAACTCATCATCGGTTTTGATTTGGTTGATGAATTCTTCCTGTGTCATTTTTCTAACTTCAATATTACTTCCTTCATATTGAAATGTTTTTTCAACATCAGGGTAATTATCACAATAAGAACGATAAGCATCACCATCCCAAATATGACAATTGTTATCAACAAGGAACTTGATGTTTGTATCACCACGAAGGAACCATAATAACTCGGTTACCATAGTTTTCCAAGCCATCTTCTTTGTTGTAAGAAGTGGAAATCCAGTTTTCATATCGTGTCGAATTTGTTTACCGAATACTGAAAGAGTTCCGCCATTTCTTGTTTCTTTTGTTACCCCATTGTCAAGAATGTCCTGTAATAAATCTGTGTATTGTTTATCTAAGTTATTCATTAATAATCTCGTTTAATCGTTTAATTTCTGATATCACATCATCACCCAATTCAATTTTGGACATCATTGTTAAATCCACTACTTGAGAATAAAGCAAGTTTATTAGTTGTTGTTGAGCTGCCATTTTTGAGGACATCATTTGTGGAAAGTTTTGTAGTTCTTCTTCTGTCATTGTTTTCACTGTTCTTGTTGTTTAGTTAGTTTTTTATATTCAATTATTTCTTCTATAATCTCAGTTATTTCTTCGGCTAACAAAAGACATTTTTTCTTGTTAGTTGTGTCTTGTTCATAAATCATATTATAAACAGATATTAAAATGTCTTCTTTATTCCAATCGTTTCTATTCATTGTTCTTTACGTTTTTCAGGATGTCTCCACTTACCATAGTTAGACCATTTGTTCATAACTTTCCAATTGATTTTCGTTGAAGATGTGTAATAGTCCATATTCGTCCATTTCACCTATCACCCGGATTTCACCACCGATTGTTTCAAATACACCTACGATTGTACAAGGAAATTTGTAACCTTTTGGTTTGTGCGCTTTATCACCAACCTTAAATTTTGGTTCTGTTTGATTAATGACACCGTTTAGTTGTTTAACCTCATCAATATAACCTTGTTTTATATAAACACCCCAAGACCATCTTAAAAATGATACCTGAATGCCAAATGATTTTGCAGGTTTCCCATTCTCAAGAAACATTTGACTATCATACCAAATATTAACACAAGGTATAATCCATATCATACCATCAATTTTAACCAATCCTGAAGTTTCAAAAAACCATTTCATATCTATACTTTATTAATTCCAAATTCGTGACCTGTAAATTTAGTAAAATAGTCAGTTAAACACAAACCTTTATTGTCAAAATCTTCACATCTGATATCGACAAATACTGCTGGAGTATCTAAAACCCATTCACCATTCTCATTGAGTTTATTTTTTGATAAAATTTCATAACTAACTACCTCAATTTTTTGGTCGGGAAACAGTTTAGTAATCATTTTTTCAAATATATCACGTTTCATAACTAAATTTAAACGATTTTTATGGTTTAATCAATAAAAAATCAAATTAACTTGTATTATTAGATTTTTTGACGTAAGTTTGTAGAGTTAAAAATAAGTTAAACCAAAAATAAAAGAAAAAAAAATGGCAACAAAAGGAGGATTACGTGGACGTTACATTTGTAAAGTTGGATTTTACGATGTTTATGCAAAAGACACATTGAAAACAGTAAAAACTAAACAAATTGTTACATCAACAGATTATTGTTTGTATCACGCAAAACAATTGAAGGAGAAAGGTTTAAAGTCAAAAGAATTAGCAATTGCGAAAGCAAAGGAATTACTTGGCGAAAAATACCAATTACAATACGGTCTCTAAAATAACGAGGTAGTTATTAGTAATAAGTTAAAAAAAACGCCTAATTATTAGGTGTTTTTTTTAATGGTTTTTTAATCGATAGTCTTTATAGACGTAAGTTATTGAATCACCAACTTTATATATATCTTTTCGTTTTGTTGTAAATTTATCACCAGAACTAAGATGCACATAATAACTTGGGTCATAATCCATAAAGTAAATTTGGGGGTTTTTAGATATACTGTCAATAACGTATTTTTTAACTAAATCGTTTTTAGTTATTGTTGATTTACCAACACAACTTGATAATATTAATAATGATAACAAATAAATTAATTTCTTCATATATAAATTTTTTTTTATAATATAGTCATTATTTTAAATAAGTCCAATTACTTTAACCCTAAAATACCCGTAAGATACGTATTAACTTCACCTGAACTATTTGAAGTTGATTGAGGCTCCGTTGATTGAGGAGTAGCCGTAGTCGCATCTGTTGTAGTTTGTGCGGGCGTTTCAGTTGTTGTCACATTAGATTCTGTTTTTTTACCTGATTTTATATCAGATATTAAATTAACCAAGGCCGTGTCCGCGTTTGCTTCCGTACTATATTCAACCCAATATTTAGTATAATCCTTAAATAATGGGTCATTTGGTGTTTTAGAAGGGTCTTTATATTGTTTAGGACTAAATGTTTGTACGAATATCTTCCACTTTTTAGATGTTGGGTCTTGAGCGGTATACCAGTTATTTGAGTCTTTATCTCTTTCTTCTCTACGTTCTTTAATCAAGAACCTATTTTCCAATAACATATTGGCTTCTTGTATTTTTCTTTGTTTTGTAAAACTTCTATTCATAGTTAATTCTTTTGTATAAGTTAATTCTTTTGTATATAAGTATCAAAGGAAATTAAAACAGGAACAAAATTGTCATCTGGTATATCGGACGGAAAACTTGATGTCCAATGTATTATATATTCTTTAGGTAAAAGAATATATAATTTATTCACATATTCGTTAATTTCTCGACCAAGATTATAATATTTTTCAAATATTTCATCTCTTTCTGAACTATTAAAATTAGGGGTGCCATCTTTATTACCTATATAAGATGCCATTGTTCCAACCGAATGATTCTCAGGGTCTTGTAATAAATCTTTTTTCCAATAATTTAAAACACCATAACCAAATTTGTCCGCAAGTTCAAAAAAATCAATATATATATCAACGTATAAATTAACCAAATATTTCTCATATATTGGTGACAATCTCCACCCTTTAATTAATGGGTATTTTTTAATTGCCTTATCAAAGACCATGTCAAGACCTCTAAGTTGTTTTTTTGTAAAATTATTATTTCTTCTTGGTTCAGGCATTTTATTCTATAGTTTTAATATCAATATCAAAATGTTTATCAAACCAAATTTTAAATGGTTTTTCCCATCTATCTCCAAACATGTTATCTAATAAATCTTTTTGATTTCCGTTTTCAAATTCTAAAATTGGTGATTTTGCCAATAAAATATGATTAACATTTCTCATTTTAGTTGTAACCCAATAATTTTGCCCATACCACCTAAATAAAACTTCGTCATCACCATAATCACCTAAGTAAAATACTGCGGCGTCATCAGTTTCATTACCATAATCATCTTCTATCATTGTCCAATGGATATTATTAACATCAAACATACTGTCAAATTGTTTATTAATAATATCATTCAATCTATTTTCCTGTATTTTAATTTCCATAATTAAAAATTTTGATAAACCACGGATTCATGGTCAATATATGTATTATTTTTAGGAAATTCTTTAATTGACTTTGCAGAACACGATAATGGTCGAACACTATCAATAGTTACAGGTTGATATTTTTTCATTACCAACATTTTATTTTTTGGAGCGACAAATATTAAATAATCAATATACGAATCATTAAAATAAATTTGACTCTTTTTGAAAATTTTAAACCCTCCAGGTTCTTTAACACCAGGATTTGAAATGTCACAAGGTGTTTCTTTTAATTTTGTAATACTGCCAACACTTTTAACTTGGAATTTAAATCCTTTTCCGTCTTTTTCCATGATGATATCAACACTTAATTTGGTGTCAATTGGGCTTCCTTCGTCAGCAATAAAAATAACTTTATACCCTAACTTAACTAATTCGTCAACAACAAACAATTCCGTTTCATTACCCTTCAATGTATTTCTCCTGTTGTTCTCAACATATTTGTCAAAATTACCTTTAAGGTAAGTTTGATAAAAATCTTCAGGTTCTTTTGTCATTCTATCGGCTAAATCTAAAATAAGGGTCTTATCATTCTTTTTAAGGTCCTCAACTATCTTACAGATACATTTTCCCTCCCCAACTAAAATATCAACAACAAGAACAGATAAATCACTATAATTTGTGTTTAATTTGTTAATCGGAGTCCAGTTGCCGTCATCATCATAAACCATCTTAATATTCATTAATTCATCAATTTTTTCATCCGAAAAATTAAAATATTTTTTTAAAACATCACTATCTTTTTTATACTGTTTTGATTCTTTATCTAAAGACACCTTATGTCTATCTAGTATCATATCAATTGGTTTACGGAAAGTATTTTTAGTACCAACATTGTTCAATAAAGTTTTTAACTCAGAGACGCATTCCTCAGTTAAACATACTTTGTCAAATTGTTTTTTTGTTATAATAACTTCCATATTAATAAATATACCACTATTTATTTATATGGATATTACAGGGATAGAAACTTCATTAAAAATGTTTGAAAAATTTTTATCATCAGAAGGTGGTGTTAAAATTGCCAACAAATATTCAGATGATATAATATTTGGTTTGTATGAAAGTCAAACAATACCCTTAACCCAAAAATTATACCCCAGCGGAATATATCATATATACATTGAAATTTTATTTAATGTGGAATCTAAAGTAATAATTAATTGGAAAAATCAACCGTCAACTATATCTATAGAATTAGATATAGATTCTTGGTTACCAGTTTTTGGTTTCCCGTCAAATGTCGTAACTAAAATTATTGGTTATCGTAAAGTCAATTAACTCATTAATTTATTAAGGGCAGACATAATTCTTCTTTGACCTTCCTCTAAGTGTTTAATTTTACCAATCTGTTCTTGGTTTAATTCTAAACTCTGACCTTTAATCTCTTGGATTTGATTATGTAGTCTTGTGTGGTCATTTAATAATTGACCGTAAATCTCTGCTTTTTGTGTTTCGTTCATAATATAAATTTAAGTAATGTATTTTAATAATAAAGTATTAATCTTGTTCACAGGTTACAGAATTAACTGACCAACCATAAGTTTTAGTAAACCATTCCCCCAATAATTTCTCAAATACACTTTCACCTAACATTGATATTAATAATCTAAACCCATACTCTGAATATCTCAATATTGGTAATTTAAATTTTTTACCGAAGTCACCAGGTTCTACTTGATATTGGAAAATCCAATCATCAACCTCATAATCATCTTCAACGCTCTTACAGTAATTAACCACATTTACATCAACATACCTGTTTTTTTCATAAACAAAATAATCATAACTTTTTTCGTAATGTTCTAAATTAGAATACTCTTTCATCATAGATGAGAAAGCTCCAGAAAGTTGTTTAGGTTTAATGATAAGGTCCATGTAGATAAATAGAACTTTTTTTAGTAAATTAATTTTATCCGTTAAAATCCCATAATTTCTTTTCGTTTAACGATATCGGCAATGTCCAAATAATAATCTTCAAGGTCTCTTTCACCTGATTTTATTTTGTCAATAATTTCTTGTCTTGTATATAGTGTATTTTGATTGATGAAGTCAATCATTTCATTATCAGTAATACCTTCAGGTTTAACTTGTTCATGTACACATTCGTGGTCCCTACCTTTTGCATCAATTTCTTCAATAGATAAACCTGTTTCACCAACAATCCGCTCAAATTTAGGTAGCATAGTGTCTTCATACCATTCTTCAAATACGTGTATAACAAATGACTCTTTAACGCTGAATATTGATTGAATTGTTTTAACAAGATTTTTTGAAATAATTAAATGCCCCTCTTGAAAATTGCCGTCTTCAAAATAATATATTGAGGTGATAGTTTCTATACCATCAACACACCAATCTTCACGAAGGTTACCGTAGTTACGAGATTTTTGGGTTATTGTTCTTTTGCCTTTTGATATGTATTGGTTTAAATATTTTTCAATCCCTGACTGTAAAACGGGACTACTTTTCATAAATTTTTTATATTGTTCTTCCGTAATAACAAAATTTAATTTATTTCTGCTTTCACCTAATTTTTGTTTATCATACCATATCTTATGAGTTTCATAACTATCGATAGTTGAGTTAGACGTACTAACTCCTCCCTTCAAATGCTCACCAAACAAATTACTAACAAAATTTTTAGCCTCTCGGCTAATGTTATATAAAAAATCGGAATCTTTCATAGAGAACATATCTTTCATCATCAAAGTTATATGTGCAACATTACCATACTTACTTGGGTAGACATCAACTTTTATTCCATAAAAGTTTTTAGGTAGTTCAATACCTTTAAAATGAGACTCGATTATTTTTTGAATAGCCTTTTCTAACTTATCATATTTCATATTTTACATATCAGGTAATAAACTGTACATAATAAATATCTATACGTTAGGAAAAACTTTAATAAACGTATTCATCATTATCAAAGGTAGATATCTCTTCGATATCTTCTAATCCATCAAAATTTTCTTTAAACCATTGGATTAAATGTTGTTGGATGTCCTCAAATCCATTCAGTGAGAATATATTATAGATTTCACCGTACAAACTGTCTTCCATCATTACGTCCATACCTTGTGAGTGTGTATTAAAGAAGATAATTACTTTTGAATTACCCTCTTTATCTTTAAAATCAGTTCTACCATGACCACCGTGTTTGCTAGTAGTCTGCTCTAAACCTTTAATGGTTTTGGTTAAGTAAGAATCAATTACTTGGTATAATCTATTTTCTGTAATGATTAGTTTCATATTAATCGTTTACAATAATTTTATTAGGATTAAAACCATTTTTCTCAAAATATTTTTTAATTTCTTGTTTAACCATTTGTCTATCTGAGTTATAAGAATTTTGTTTATAAGCAAGGGTCATAGTAAACTTATCTGTGTCTACGTGAACTTTCATTGAGTGTATTGCACTACCTGAAGGTAATTTTTTAAGGTTAGGTTTAATTTGTTTATTAAATATTTCTCTAATAAACTCTTCTCCACCAGTAACTCGAGCATAATAATTAAGTCTAAGTAACCCATGCGATGGACTTCCTAACTCAATCCCCATAAAGTCTTCCAAATATTTTTTTAATTTATTAAACGCCTGTGATGGGACAAAAATATTGTCACTAATTAACATACTTGGAAAATCAATTTCAAATTCAATATTAACCTCGTTAGGTCTTTTCTCTTCAATATTAAATTTAACGTAATCAGGTATGTTCAAATATTTGATGAGGTAAATTAACTGTTTTTTATATTTTTCAGTAAACTTTTCATTTGGGGTTAATGAGGGTAAAGTCTCAAGTTGTTTTCTAATAATCTCCCTACCTATTTTTGCAAATTTAACAATAGACGAATTGTGATAATAGTTCTCATTCGGAATTTCAGCATCAATTAAAAATTCATTAGTGTATTTTTTAAATAATAAAGACATAGGATAACCACCAATTTCGTCACCGTGTTTTTTCTTAACCCAATTTCTAAAGTACTTAACAAATACCTCAACAAAATCCTCATCAGAGTAGTCATTAATATTAAACTCCTCAAGTAAGACAGGGATAAGATTTTTTAACTCTTTCTCCGTTATTTTTATTATTTTTTTCATTTTATTCTTCAAAATATAATTCAATTAAACCTTCAATATCAATACCTAACATATCAACACCCAAGAGTTCTAATAATTTTGAGTCGTCAATATCAGTATTACGATAATCAATTATCAGACTACCGTATTTCCAATTTTGATATAAATACTCACCATTTTCAGTACTAAATAAAAACATAGGTCCACCACTATTCAAATATTCGTTAATATCTATTCTTTTAAGAAAAATCTTAAATTTATCAGGTAATTCCCCATAACTTGTTATCATCTGAATTTTATTAGATAGGTCAACGCCCAATCTCTTACTGATGAATGATTTTAGTTTATTTTCTGCTATTAGTACGTTCATTAAATAATTTCGTTAATAAATAGTTTTACGTTCGGGAACCATTCTGATATTCGATACTGAATTTCCCCCCTAACATTATCATAATCTTCTCTACCTGTATTACTATAAATATCGATATAAACACTAATTCCTTTAAACGGTGATATTCTATCGATAACAATTTTATTGATTGAACTAATCTCATCAATTTCGTCCATCTCACCAAGACCCCATTCTTCAGATTCTTCACGTAATGAGTTTAATTCAGAGTCAATTAATCCCTGAATTATCTTATGAATTTTTTCTAATTGGTTATCGTTAATTTCTACTTTCATAATCTTATAATTTCACCATCAATTTTTATTTCACGGACTTCAAGGTTTGAGTTTTTCTCAAACCACTCTTTGAAAACTGGAATCCATAGGTCACCAAATAAAGAAGTTAGTTTATCTGAAACAAAATCCATAATATCCAAACGGTAAAGGAAATCATATCCATCATATTCACCAAGATATTCGTATGCGGGAGCATCGTTAATATAGAAAACATGAAATCCATATTCTTTAACATCTTTTTTATAGAAATCAAATAAATCAGGCCCCCAATTATAGTCAGGATGAATGTTATAATCCAAGTAATTGGTAATAACATTTTTGACCTTAGAATCGGGGATTATTAATTTCATAATGATAAATAGTATATAAAACAAAAAACCCCAACTTGTTATAGATGGGGTTTTACTAAATATTAATTGATTATTTTTTTATAAATTTCGCCTCTTTTAATAAATCATCCAAACTCCTAATAAATCTATCAATATTACTTATTTCAGGCCTTAGTAAGTTATTATATCGATAAATTTCTGTTTGATAATTTTTAAAATTCATAAATCGAGTTAAAAAATTTTGTTTTAGTGGTGGGAGACCCGCTTTAACTTTCATTAATTCAATTTTGCAATAATTAGCAGTACTATATAACTTTCTTAGGTCAATTGTTGAACCTTTAGGCAGTTTAAGAATTGATGTGATTTCTTTAGCGTATAAATCAGAAAGACCGTTTATTTTTGGTTTTAATAATCCAATATTTTTTTGTAACTCCATCATAGAGTTGAGGTTATACTTAAAATTTTTTTCTAATACAGGACCAATTTTAACTTTTTGAGGTATTTTAGAAAGTAATGACACTACATTAGACGGTAAACTCATCATCGGACTTGATGTTGGTGAATTCTTAGGGAATGTATTCTTATATGACATATTGTTCCGCGGGTTTAGACCAGTCTTACTTACTGATTTACCACCACGTTTAAAAAAATTAAGTATGGCGTCAAATAGACCTTCATTTAATTGATTACTAGTTTGTTCTGAAATAACTCGTCTAACTATACGAGACAAATCGTTTTCCGTTAATTTTATAATTCTTTTCATGTTTTTTTTTTAATTTTATTATAAAAATATTTAATTACAATTCACTTCTTTCTCTATTACTCTCTCTTTTTGAATAAGAATAACAAGCCAATATTATACCAAGAACCATAACTAATAACGCCATACTTGCGTTACCTCGACCAAGACCCATGTATTGTTCATTTATTTCATTTATTTTGGTAAAGAATTTGCTCTGGCTCCATCCTGACACTTCACCAGCAATACTGATTAATCCTGCGGCACTTGCCAATCCTCCGACATAAATTCCAAGATTTGAAACAAAATTTTTAACTTTAGATATCAGGTTCTCATTTAAATAAGACTCAGATATTGATTCTTCATCTTCTAATTTATTTATTATTTTTTCAATGTTTACGTTTTCCGCCTTTCTTAATATCTGTGATAATTCTTTATCTGTTAAATCACTAAAAACTTCGTTTTTAAAAAATTCTTTTGATGCGTTAACCGCACTTTTAAATTTAGAAAAAGTATTACCAAAAAAATCTTCATCCATTTCTTGTTCTCTAATAACTCGTTTAACTAATCTTGTTAAATCTCGTTCTGTTAATCTTATAATTCTTGCCATAATATTTTTAGTTTTATTATAAATATGTTAATACATGTAAATCTTAAAATATTTATAAATTAATTTTTTTATTTTAAATAAAATTTGTAAATTTATATAAAAATAGAAATAATGTTAAAATCAAAAAAAGAAGCTAACGAATATAAAAACTGTTCACTTATTAAATTAAAAAGTGTACGTATGATTTATCGTTTTTTATCATATATGAGTTTAGATAATGTAAACTTTTTTTTTACTTTTTTTGTGTTAGGATTTTTTGTTTTCCTTTTTAATGAGGTGAATATTTTAACTTCATCATTGTTTGTTATTTTTCATTATTTTTTCTTTTGGAAATACCTTATATTAAATAAAAAATTTAAATTAGTTAACGATAAAGACAGAGAAGAAATTGAAGAAGTAATTTTTTTCTTGGACGAGTTTATAAAAAACAAAAAACCCCACCGATGAGGTAGGGTTTAAAGATTTAATTTTTAATTAGTTTTTTTTCTTTTTCTGAAGTTCCTTACTGTATTCAGAAACGGGAATCGGAGTTCCAACAGGATAAGGAAATCCTACTTTAGCTGCCGTTACTGATGTCTGTCCATTTTTAACGGGAACCGCAACACGTAATGGAATTGCCGCCTCATTAAGTGGACCATATACTTTAGCCAATACAATACCTGTGGATGTAGTATCAAAAACAATACCTGGCATCGCAAACATATTACTCTCACTTGTACTTGGAGAATCCATATTAATCACAAATGACCTATTAACAGGTGTTGACATTTCCCATTCTTTAGTCGAAGGGTTAAACTGAGGAATAGTGGTCAAGGTATCGTAGTACCAAAATAAAGACCATACAGTATTAGTTGTTCCGTCAGGAGTTTGGAAGTTTTTACTCACATTAAACTTTCCGTATGTTCCACTAACACCTTTCATAGCTAAACTAGAAATAGATGGTCCTGATAGTACGGGACATATTGCACATCCTTCATCAAACTCAACACCTTGAACAATAATCTTCTTTCCTGTAGGAACCGCAGCCGATGCCCCACAAAAAGCAAAAGACCCATCATGTATCTTAACAATTTTATCAGATTTAATATCTTCTAACGTTTCAGGTTTTGTTCCTGTATTACAACTAAATAACATAGTAGCCGTAACAATAAATAATAATAATTTTTTCATAAGTTTTTTTATTATAAATATAAACATATAAAGGAAAAAGAAAACCCCACTTGAGGGTGGGGTTTCATATATTAATTCCTAAATAATTATTATTTTCAACTACACGAAATTATCCTTTTACCCCAATTCATTCTTCCACATGCGGCTTTACCGTAATATGGAAGAACTATTCTAAATTTACAAAATATCATTTTAAGTAAGGATAATCCAATTAATGTTACTAAAGCAATACTAGCTATTGATAATACCAATGCCGGCATAGCAAATCCCCCAAAAAGAGTAATAACTACCATGCTAGTACCAAAAAATTCATTAATCATTCCTTCACTAACTACTTCAGATGAAGTACCTCCTGACAACATTAGTTCATCTGCCTCAGATTTTTTAGATTTTATATCTTTAAATAATTGTTTTAGGTCCTCAATAGTTAATTTATCCAAAAACACCATAAACTTATCTATATACTCTTTAATAAAGTTAATAACCTCACCAGCTTTTTTAGGGAACTTGTTATTAATTGACGACCCAAGTTTATCTCCAATATATTTATCAATATTACAAACTTCCAACATATTAGTTTTACCTGATAATTCCTTTGTTAAATTCTCAGTACTACTCAATCCATCATTTGTTATTCCAATTTCTGACATAATACTATCACCACCATCAGATTTAAGTTCATCAATCAATGTCCCAAATTTGTCATCGTAAATATCTAATTCTTTAATTAAATGATTCTGCTCAGAAATAACAACACCTTTTTTATAATTTAAAAGATATTTCATTTTATTTAATTCCTCAATAATTATTATTTTTTCCATATTATTTTAATTTATTAATAAATACTTCAATATTCAAAAAACCCCACTCTTATTGGGAATGGGCCCATGTAAAATATATGTGTGGGGGGTTATGCTTTTACAGATTGACCTTGATTCTGCTCTTTACAACCGTCAATTGATATCCCTTTTTTAAAATTTTTAACCAATCCCCAAATTGTGTCCCATGTTATTGTGTGTTCACCACTTAAATCTTGATATAATGTTTTACCAAATTTTTTATTATAGGCGTTTAATACGGAACCCATTTGTTGTTGAGTTTTTATTTCAGATAAAACTTTTGTTAAATCGTTAGATACTCCAACCCCTGTCATTGAATTGTGTAGTCGTAATATCCATGATTGAATTGTTTTATCTAATTGGTTTGGTTGACCAGATATCCCTCTTAATTTACCAAATAATTCTAAAGACAATTCACCCGATGATTTATAAGTTTTACATCCTGTTTTAGGGACATTTCCTACCCCTGTATCAACACTATACCCTAATTCAGGCATGAGTTCTAAACCACCTAAAATTTGTTCCTTAATAACTCGTCTAACAAGTCTTGTTAAATCTGATTCCGTTAATTTTACGGTTCTTTTCATATTAAATGTCCCGTTTATCCATCAAGTTTAAATATTCGACAACTGCAGTTAACCCTGTTCCAAATGATATTCCAAGACAACCAAAAATCATTAATGAATTCATGTTGTCCCAAAAAAATAGAACTAATAAAATTTGAGAAACGCACATTATAAAATTTAAAATAAAAGGTATCATATTATAAATACATTAGTAAACAAAAAAATTTAACCAGTCGAATTTTTCGACTGGTTCATATGTTGTAACTCTCTTTAAATTGTAGACATCAGACAACCATAACTCTTATTGGGAATGGGGGTTTTTATAAAATATTTAAATAAATTATTTTTTGTATTGAGTAGTGCAACCAACAAACGACTCTCTTCCTTGTTTTTCGCCCAAAACACATTCATTACTAGGGTATTTATCGTAATTAAAACTATTACCTTTACAAAATTGTGGTTTTAACATTTGAATTAACCCATCTGAATTTTGATATTTATTAATAACATCTAACTTAATTTCCTTGGCACGATATGGGTCACAAGAGAACACAATACCTGATTTTTCGTGAACCATATAATCAAATTCTGAGGCTCCAAGTCCCGATTGTTTCCATAAGTCACCAACTGAAACTTTTATTGTTTTTCCACCATTAGATAATACGTGATTATTTTTTGTTGTATATTTAGCCATTAAAGACTCACCGTCGTAATTTTCATTAATTACTCGTTTTACAATTCTAACCAAATCAGATTCGGTTAATCTAACTATTTTTTTCATATTTATATGTTTTTATTATAAATAGTGATAATAACAGAAGAGTTAGTTTTTTTGGTATTTTTTATGTTTGAATTGTATCCAGTATTCTTTATACCCTTCAGGGGTTTTAAAGTAACCTTGGTCAGTATTACCAACACTAATACTTTTTAAATTTCTTAATTGTGTTTTAACTCGAACATCTAAGATTGAACTTTTTTGGTTAACCCAAGTTCCGCAATGAACTAAACCTGTGAATGCGTTACGTTTACTTACTTTAATAAAGGGCATATCTATTACAAATTCAACATAACCTTTTAAGTTCAAACCCGTAGTTTTTATTTTAGTATTTTTAAAATCAATTTTTAAAAACACACCACGAGAATATGATTCTTTAAGATATTTACCGATTATCTTAGATACTTTATTTGAAAATTGATGAGCAACATCTCCATTTTTATCAAACTCAAGACCGACGTATTTACCAGAAAATCCTTTATCAGAAATTTTTGTAGTATTAACATTATCTTTAACAGTGTAAGATTCTATAAGACTAACTTTATCTTTTACTATGATAGTGTTATCAGGGTTTTTTGAACTACAAGAAGTGATTGAAGTTATTACTACAAAAATCAAAAGTCGGAATGGGGTTTTCATATTATTTAGTTTTAAATTTTGTTATCTTTTACAAATATAGTTAAAACTTTTTAATCCCACAATTTTTAATCTTAAATTTTAACACAATTTAATGAATTCATAACTCTAATCACTTCTTCTAAATAACCAATTGCTGTTTGTTTTCCAAATTTTTTATTTGGGAAGTAATTTTTAATTGGTTTATTTTGGTAAACTTTCAGAGTCCCGTATTTTTGATAAGCTGAAGAACCTTTTTTATATGGGTCATATGTTGGGTTTTTACAAGGACCGGCTAAAGTAGGGTTACTAGTGTAACAATACTTTTCAATTATGTTCATATTATGAGACACTATTGCCATATCAAGCGCCGCGTTATTAGTACTTCTAAAATTAACTCCTTTTTTAGTTAAAAAAGGATTTACAGACCTAGTGTCTTTACTATACCCTGACGATAACGCAACTCTATAATTAGTTAAAAGTAAAACTATAGTACCTAATCCTGCCCCTGTAATTTTTCTCATATCATCTCTAGTCATACCAAATTTTTTTTCCATATTTAGATTGTTCCAAGTTCCATGAGTAAATTGGGCCGGACCAACACTTGCTAACTTACCACTTCTTTTTAGACTACGAAATAAAAATGTATTATCAAATGAGTCAATTAATGCTTCAACAGTGGCACTAGTGCTTAAATTATAATCAGTTTCTCTTTTCATGATACCTATGGCAGCCTTTGTTAATTGTAATAATAATTCAGATGTGATATTTAATTTTTGGAGTATTTTAGCTCTGTTCTTTTGAACGTAAACTACAAATGGTACTAAATTTCTAGCACCTAAACAAGGGAAACTGTTATCTTTTTGTGTAGTCGCCTGTTGAGGAGTACCAATAATTCCGGCAGCGCCCCCAAAACCTTGTTCTTGTATGACTTGGTTTAATTGAGTATATTGTTTTTCAGTTATTATAATTTTCACAATATTAGTTAATTTTTGGAGTTCCCGCCCAAATTATTGATAATGTATTTCTACTCATTTTAGATATTGGAAATGCGTAAACTGTTTGGTGAACATTATGTACCACATATCTTTCCCCTTTACTATCAATATACCCTATAAACCCAATATGAGTGTTAGGTATAAAAGATTTACCACTTTTTAAAGTTGAGTTTGGTACAAATTTTATATTTTTGTTCTCGTCATCTTGTTTCCATAAAGTATCCCCACATTTATCACTTTGTTTACAAAAATATGGTTGTTTTAATTTAACCCATTTTCCTTGATTATCTCTTGACATACCAACTGCCGATTGAAAAAATGCTAAATCAAAATTTGATGAATCAGGATAATAAAGTCCAACAACCGCACCTAAAGGAAGACTATTAAATTGTTGTTGGTCACTTGGGACCAATGATGATATAATATTTTTTGATTTATCATCGTTAACTGAACTATCGTTTAATGTTGGCATACCCGATTTATTAATACTATTAAACACATCTGTTATTTTTTTAACCAAATCAGGTGTAACATTAGCGTATTGGTTAAATTTACGATATGCTTGCCACGCATCACCAAAAGCGTTACCAATCATATCGTAGGTGAATTCCGCACAACCTACTTGAGTACATTTACGAACATAATAACCTAAATTACTTTTGAATGATGATTTATCAATGTTAAATCCTGTTTTAACTAATGATGGTAATGTTTGTCCTGCCTCACTACTAGTTAATTTTGCTTGTTGATTTTGTTTAAAAAATAAATCACTTAATTTAATTTTACCATATTTTTTAGTTGTAATTATTTCATTAGAAGAATTTATAATGTTATCGTTATTAAAACTTCCTCTAATAGATAAATCATTTTTTTTCGCAATATTTGGGTAATATTTAATTACATACTGTCTAAATAAATCACCTTGACCTTTATTTTCAAATGGTGATTTAACATTATTGGTTTTAACATTATTGGTTTTTATTGGTGTTTTAAAAATTTTTGTGGCAATTGCGTTAGCAACTTCACCAGAAGTGAGTATCCATTCAGTTGTATTAGTTTTTCTGGCATAATACATATCATTCTTTTTAAGATAGTCCCATGAGGCTCCTTTAACAATATGTTCTTCTTCGTTTAATTTTTGTTCTAATAATACATTATTAATTAAACTTATTAATTCTGTCTCGGTTAATCTTACTGTTCTTCCCATAATTTAATTTTCGTTATCCCCCCATACACTCTTACCACCGTCACCTGATTCATATCTCCAATTCTCCATAATATCATCAAGTTTTAAACATAGACTGTCATATATTGCTTCGGAGTCTGTACCCACTTCGGAGATTGCCTCTGATAGTTTACTATTAAACAATTTTTTATACACAGTTTTATTCGGATGAGGAAGCCCAAGGTCATTTTCATTAACCAATGGTTTTGCGTCACCCAAAGTTGATTCTAAAAGAGATTTAAATCTTGATGTACCAATTTTTATCCCACCTGTATGTTGTTCACGGATATTATTTTTCTCCTCAGAACTCATATTATTTAATAAATGTTTCATAATATTATTTGTTTTTTAATGGACATCATTTTTTATTTTCCTCAATTAACTTTTTTACCAAAAACATTATATGGACCTTTACATCATTGTCTATAACGCTTTCATCGACAAGTTCCTTTAAATAGGTTTTTAGATTTTTTAAATTATCAGAATCACCAACTTTTGTGGTTTGTTTATTATCTTCTCTAATAACTCTTTTAACGATACGAGCTAAATCGTTTTCTGTTAATCTTCCCATAATATTTTAATTTATTTATAAATATCATATAAAACAAAAAACCCACACTCTTATTAGAAAACGGAGTTAAATTTAAAAAGAAGAATTAATTATTATTTTTATACAACAATAAATATATAAAACAAAAAACCCCACCTGATAAAGATGGGGTTCTTATATTAATTCCTTTATTTTGTTTCTCTCATTTCATCAACGAACGATTTTAATCTAATCCTTTATATGTTTCAGGTTCAGGATACATTTCATCAGAAGAACTTGGTTTATTAGGTAAGTACTTTTGAACTATTTCCTCAGCTTTATCCTGAGTATCATATCCTGGTCCGTTATTGTTCCATTGTGCCCCTTGCATTAAAATTGGTGTTTTTTGTGTTGCATTTGTTTGATATATATAAAACTTACCAACTTTATTATAGATATAATATTGTATTGGGGGAAGACCAATAGGTCCCGCAACTTTTGTTTCTGCCTGCTCATTAACCAATGGTTTTACATCACCCAAAGTTGATTCTAAAAGAGATTTAAATCTTGATGTACCAATTTTTATCCCACCTGTATGTTGTTCACGGATATTATTTTTCTCCTCAGAACTCATATTATTTAATAAATGTTTCATAATAATTACTTTTTTTATGCTAGGCTTGTATCTACACCTGTATTTGTGCTAGCATAACCTTGTGATGCACCACACTTAGATTTAAGTGTAACCGCTCTTTTATTTGAGATGTACCAGTTTTTGTTAGTACCATCCTGTAGTTTAATGGTATTATTAGTGGAACAATAAAAGGTACCATCCATAATCTGGTTTCGACCTGCAATTTTATATTCAAAATTAACATTCGCACTAATTAGTTTTATTGTTTGAGGTAAAATATCAATATTAGTTAGTGAGTTAGTGGCGGATGGGTCCCTGAATACCATGGTTTTTAAAGGTGGTGGTGTTTTCACTGGATTGTTACCAACAGCCTTTCCCACTGCTTTTACAGTACCTCTTTGTTCCGTAATAACTCGTCTAACAATACGAGCCAAATCGTTTTCTGTTAATCTTGTAATTCTTGCCATAATATTATTTGTTTATTAGTAAATAGTATGATAATCAAAAAAAAAACCACTTTTTAGAAATAAGTTTAAATTATTTTATTTTTAATCTTTGTCCCGGTTTAATATTATCTGACGTTAAATTATTTAACTTTCTTAAATTATCAACAGTAACAGATTTACCATATTTTGATGCAATTCCCGAAAGAGTATCACCTGATTTTACGGTATAAAACATTTCAGGAAAATCATAACCATAATCCATATTGTAATTACTTTTAAAGTACTTATCACATTCAGGTCTATAGACCAACTCCTTTGGTAACATTTTCAAACACCTTTGTTTTTCGGTTTCTGTTTTGGAATTTTTAACAACTGGTTTTTTTGTTTTTAATTCATTACCATACTTGATAAATGATTCTTGATTTTTTACCATTCTATCCGCAACCCCACCTTGATATCTAGGGTCTTTTGCTTGAGAAAAATTAATATTCCACCCTTCCACATATTTTTTAGCCGCTAAACTCCAATTACCTGAATTTATTGCCCTTACCCATTCATGAGATGTTTTTGCCTCCCCCCTAAACACGGTATTAACTAATACCCTTTGTATATATAATGGGTACTTATCATATTTTGGAAATAATACTTTTTTTGCAATATTTTCTTTTTCTATAATATCTTTTGTTAATAACTCTTCAGCCTTTGAATTTAATATCTTATTTCCTATTGTCGCTTCTTTACCTGTATGTCCCCACCCAATTGTTAATGTTCCACCCTTTTTTAGTTTATTATTTGAAACAAAAGTTTTTGGGGTTTTTGAATCCTTATCATCAAATACATAATGGTTACCTTTTGAATCAACAACAGTGGATTCATAATTTTTTATAATGTCTCTTAATTCCGAATCATCAGCAATTGATTCCGTTAATAAACTTTTAAATTGGTTTTCAGTTATTATTATTTTCATATATCATATATACTTTCATAATAAATATCAATTAAATCATCGATATTTAAACCCATAATATTAAGACCGAGTAATTATTTAAAGTTATAACTCTCCGTAAATTGTGGACATCATAAAGGAACGGAATAATCGTAGTAATTAGTTCTTGTTCCCTCTAAATTGTAGGCATCATACAACCATAACTCTGTAAGTTTCTTTGTTTCATAAAAGTCAAGACCAAAACCTTCTCCCAAAAATGACCAAATGTTATTATAATCAATGTTAACGTTACTATTATTGCGAACCATTAGATTATTACCGTTTTTATCTTTAAATAATGTACTATCAGGGTTTTTTTTACTCTGAACAACATCTAAATCATTAAATATATTTAAAAAGTCCATTGGAGTTTTAATTCCAACAAGTTTTTTTAGATTATCAATTCCTCCAACAAATTTTGCTGCGGTTTCCCAACCATCGTCTTTAATTATGTTTTGGAGTTCTATATTTATTGACTTTTTTTGGCTTTCAGTAATTATAATCTTCATATTAATAAATACTTCGATATAAAAAAAACCCCAAACTTATTAGAGAATGGGGAATTAATTTAGATTGTATGGTTTTATTACTTGGTACTACAACTTCTCAAATAATATGCTCCCCATACTGCCAAACCTAGAGTGAGAGGTACCATTACTCCAACCCCACCCATCATTGCCATGTGGATAGCCACAGCGCCCGATAAATAAGATGAAAGCAATACGGCCCCATACTTAGACGTTTTTGGGATAATAAATAATATCACACCAGCAAGTTCAACCACACCAAGCAAAGCAAGATAAGGAAGAAGATTCATAAATGTGAAGTTCTTAACCATTTCTTCAGTTCCAATAATTTTGGAAACCGAAGACATCCCCAACATAAACGTAACCAAGACGGTTAACAACCACCCCAAGTTTTTAAATGTAAGATATTTTTTCATATGACCAATTATAAAATAAATTATTTAATAAGTCAAATAAAAAACGCGGCGGGGAGGGGATTATTTTTTTAAGAGGGACACCAAGTAGATTACCATAAATCCCCGAAGGGGTCGGGGGACGAAAAAATACCGACGAAGTCGGGTTCGGTTTATGTTGCCCCTTCAAAAGTATGAATTTATTATCCTAAAACAAAAAACCCCCACTCTTACTAAAAACTAAGCCTATCCCACTTATGGTCAAAATACGGATAATATTTCATAAAGTTAGAGTGTCTCGTGATAAGGTCTTCAAATCCCCAAAACAAAAAGGTGATAAACAAAATAAACATAAAAATAGAGTGGTCGTTAAACGATTCAATTGACCATACAATAAGGATTTGAGCCCAAAAAATGTCATATAGAAAACGACAATAATATATAATAAGATTTTTCATACAACAAAGATAATAGAATTTTTCATTTTTTCAAATTATAAGGATTTTATTTTACAGATTATAAAAAATAATCATAAGTCCCATATACTTTTTCTTTTACGTTTAAACCTCTTCATCAATAACTCCCAAATCAATACTACTATCCGTATCTTTTTCTTCATTTAATTTTTTTTTATATTGATACCACGCAGGATTTGGAAGACCGCTATAATGGTCCCATAAATTCTCGTCAATTAAGTCTACTTCAGACATATATTTAATAATAAATATTAATTACTCATCAACAAGTTCATCATCATGGATACGTTTAAAATTAACGGGTTCAACAAAATTCATATCAAAGTTTTCCAACTTTAATTTCATTTCATCAATATCCTCACGAGTATAGAACGGGGCAAAACTCGGCCGATACTTAAAAGGAACATCCTCACGTTTATCCCAATTATCAAGTTCTTCCTCATGTCGGGGAATAGAATTCTTAAGATACATATATTCCTTCCATTTGTTATGGTCCTCCACGGATGGAATAAACTTAAGAGCCCCATAGTTATCAATACCAGACAAGTCGGGGTTATTAGAATATACATCAACAATACCATCATCACCATAATATTGGTGACATAACTCCTGAAGAGTATGGGTATTATAGATATCCGAATTCTTCCAATTACGTCCATAAGAACGTACCTCACAGATATAAAAATATCCATCTTTATAATCGTGGATTATACCTGAAGCTTTAGATTGTACCTCAAGTAGTTCTTCAATAGTAAGGTTCTTTAAAAAATTGTCGATTCTCATACCACAAAGGTAATAAAAGATTTTAATACACCAAAGATTATTTAATCTTCTTTTTCTTTTTTACGTTATATTTTTTTGTTTTAGAATTGTGTTTTGGAGAACCATCCATGTAATTATCAGCATCCGTATTATTAAAACCGTATTCATACTGAGTACAATCACATTTAAGACCTGTGTACTTATAAACGTATTCAATTAAAACATTAGAAAACATTTTATGTTTATAATAAGGTATGAAATTTTCCATTTGTTCTGTTGCTTCAGCACTAAAGGTCAAATCTTGTTTACATCCCTTATTTTTAGATGGTCCTTTTATCCATATATTCGCAATTTCCTCACCATTTTCGTCAAATATATCATGATAATCGCTATCACCATGGCCTAATCTTCGTTTTTCTTCGGTGGTTGTAATCCTAAGTTTACCAAACAAACCTTCAAGGAGTTTTAACACTAATATTATATATTGTTCTTTTGATATTAGAATCTTCATACTGATAAATATATTAAAAACCCAAATGATGAGGTGGGAATTTTTTTTACTATATAGGACTAATTTAAAACAAGGGGTCGAATACTTCCTAATCTACACCAAAATCCATATATACATCATCAAACGTTGGAAGTAATTCACCAATGTATCCATACAACTTACTTAATTTACCCATCTTTGGATACTCATCAAATTTAAAGGAAGCCTTAAACTCGGCCATAGCCCCACGTTGACCCACCTTAATCCTAGACAACTTAGGTAAGTCTTCAATCCTATTATATAACTCAGGGGTAATCCTATTAATCATACCACTAAGTTTATTTGAAAATTCTTTCTCATTTAGAAACTTAAACTTTACAATAACGTTTGAATCGGTCAAACCAACATAAGGTAATACACTATGGATATTATCCTCCAACTCATATAAAAAATTGTTTGCCTCAGGAATATACTTATCCCCCGACATACACATAAGCTCAGGGTCAAGATAAATCGTTATGAGATAATCATCATAAGTATCGTTATAGGACAAAATAGACTCAGGTACAATTTTAAATTCCAAATCAAAATCCTTGAAAATAAGATTCTTTAATAACTTGGTAAGATGAGGTATGATATTTGATTCCTTCATATGAATAAATACTATATGAACCCCAAAAATTTTCCAGAAATTTTTTTTCAGTATATATGGGTTAAATTAAAAGAAGGGGTCGATATCCCTGAAAAAGAAGGGGGGTTAAAACTAATTAATAAATACTGACAAATTCAACATCATATTTTTTCTTAATGTATCTACCAATTGCTTGATTAAACTCCTTAGCGTCAATACCAAACAAAGACCACATGTTGGAGAAGTGGTGACCATTAGTGTAGTAATTATCAACATTAAAGGAGGGATGACCAACTAACAGAACATCGTCCTGATTAATAAAACCATACCATGTACTATCTCCTCTATGTCCTGATGTATGTTCACCCCACTTAGCATCTTTAAATTCCTTATCAAAAAACGGTTTAGTGATTTTGTCTAACTGTTCAGGTGAAATAATATAATCCATAGTTATAAAGTTTTTTTAAATATACTATAAATACCAAATTTTTCTGAAAATTTTTTTTTCAGTTTTACATAAAAATTTATATAAACATTTTTTTATACGAATATTTCATTTAAGGGATTATCCCCCCTTTTTGACCTGTCAGAATGTCATATACGGAGGGGGGATACGGGGGAGGGGAGGGGTACCCCCCGTATGGAGGGGGTCTAGGGGTATTATCAGGGGGGAGTCCTTTAGTTTTGACCCCTACGGTCCCCCATGTCTTAGAGGGTCTTTAATGGGGTGATGTAAAAACAATGACATATACAAATAAAGTTATACACAGTCAGTATGTCATGTTAATAAGTGTGGGGGAAAGGCAGGCTGGAGTCTAGCCTCTGCGAAGACTGTACCCCTCGAACCCGTCTCGGACTTAACCACCGACTATACAAAGGTACGGAAAAGGATTGACATGGCCAAAGGAATAAGTATTTATTTTACCCCAATATTATTTGGTGGAGTGGGGAATAATATGTATCTTTGTATTATATGATAAAGTCTTTATATAC